ATTTTTATTTTTTTATTTTTTGGATAAATAATTATATATAGATTATAAGTATAGTTATAGTTTAATTCATCATGGTAAAAAAATATGATTGTATTTATGTGTCACCTCATATGGACGATGTAGTTTTTTCAGCATCAGGTAGTTTATATCAAAATTTAAAAAAAAATAAATCTATATTAATAATAACTGTATTTACACATAACCAAACTAATTTGAATACATCTTGTTCTGACAAGCCAGTATCTACTAATAATACAAATACACTCCAAAATTTATATAATAAGGTATCTTGTTTAAAGGCAAGAAGAAAAGAGGATACAAATGCGATGAAAGAGATAAAAGTTGATTTTGTTTATTTAGATTTTCCAGAAATTTTACATAGACATATAAAAATGAATGTATTAAATATGATAATATTTCCTTCAAAAAAAAATTTATTATCACAAGATATTGAATTTTATGAAAAATATTCCAAAAAAATTATAAAACTTGTTGGGGAAGGATTAAAAGATAATGGAATTTTATATTTTCCATTGGGAAGTGGTTTTCATCCAGATCATTTATTAATACATGATATTGGAATTATTTTAAAATCTAAATACAATGTTTTTTTTTATGAAGATATTCCATATTCATTTTTGTATACTAATTTAAAATATAGATTAGTTCGTGAATCGAGAAATAGAAATATTTGGTTTGATTCTGAAAGTAATTGTAATTTTATAGAAAAAATATCAGGAATTTCAAAAAATTTAACTAAACCATTCTGTTTTTTACATTTGTATTTACATAATAAATTACCCAAAAAATTTGATTATGAAAATCAAATTATCGAATTTAATGAAAACATATTTGAAAAAAAAATAAAATTAATTTTAATGTATAAAAGTCAATTACAAGTCTGTTTTGGAACAAATGATGAAAAAAAAATAAAATATCTTTTTAAAAAATATTCAAATAATATAAAATCTTCTAAAAAGAATTATTATGAAAGATATTGGAAAATTATTTAATAATAAACATAATAATTTTGGTCTTTACATTTTCTATTATCAATTGGTTTCGGATCATCTTGGTATAACATTTTATTATTAATATTTGGTCCTGATTTTTTATATCGATTATTACAATTTTGTATCATAAAATCTATATGTAATTGTAATATGTATTGTAGCGATTCTAATGCTTTTGTTAATTTACTTTCAAATTCACGATTCGATGGTGTTTTATATATTATAGAATGTAAACTATTTAAAGCATCATCTCTTTCATCTTTTGCAATATCAACTGTTGCTTCACAATGTTTTACCCCTCTTTCTATATCGAGTCGTAAATGTAATACATTATCAATATGTTTAATCATATTTTCGTAAGCTTTTTCATTATATTTTTTAAATTCTTGAATATCATATGTTAATTCAACTATACCTGAATCCATATAAAAATAATCAGGTGGTGGAAATATTCGTGTTAATTTTAATTCTATCTGACTCATTTCTCCACTTTCGGTTGCTCTCCTCTTCTCATTTAAAAAATATATTACGCCAATACCAACTACAACTGCTAAAATAAAATTAAATTTAATATCTATCATAGATATTAAAAATACAATTGTAATTAGGACAAAACCATATGTCAGTAATGAATTTCTATCAATATCTATTATATAGTTGTATATACCAAGAGTTTTACTTTTTAAAAAATCCTGTTCCATTTCTGCTAATTTATGTTGTTGTTTAGCTTGCTTCATCATCTTTTTTTTGTTTGCCTTTTTCATTTCTTCTTCCATTGATGACATTGAACTAAATATATATATATATCTAAATTATATTCTTTTTTTAATTTAAATTAAAACGGTATATATTTTGGTTGATCATATGAATATAAACTAACTTTGTATGAACCATTGAAACTTGGAACTGCTATTTCATCATTAGTATCTAATTCTTTTTTAGAATCAATCGCAATTTTATTACCATTACGTGAACCATCCATTACGTAATAATCATAATCATTTGAACCAGGATATTTTGGTCTTCCAAATAGTGGTAAACGTGCATTATCAGGATCATTAGAATTATTTGTTAAGACACCAACTTTTTGAAAATTTGTTGGTTCCCCTCGTGTAGGAGTGTTTATTGGTATACTATTACCATTTTGTGGTGGCATACTTCTTCTTGTAAGGGCATATGATCTTTCTGGTGGAGATATCATATTATTATTACTTCGAATTGTATTCATTCCAGCAGTATTTATTGGATTGGTTATAAAAGTTCTAGTTATACATTTTGCACATTTTTTTTGTGGATTATCTAATGGATTTTGAATAACATAATTACAAAAGATGAATAATCCAATTAGAACAATTATTATTATATAAATATTTTTAAGATTAAAGCAAAATTTATCGAAACAGATTTTAGTCATTATATATATTATTAATAGATTATTTTAGAATTAAAGAATTAAAATATTTATGTATTTTATTATATATAGTTATATAGAATGTCTGATACAAATATAAATCGAGATACAACATCAGATGCCCTCGACAAAAATGGGAGTTCCCCATCGGTCAATATGATAATGAAATTGGGCAAACAGATTGAAGAAAATATAAGAAAGGATTATTTTGAAGATTATCGCAAAGATGATACAATAGATAATATTCGAACCATGTTAAGAAATAATTTTAACAAATTAAAAAATTCAGCGGTATTTATAAATCAAGCAGTACAAACTGATAAAAGTAATACAAGTAGTGGTACAAGTAGTGGTACAAGTAGTGGTACAAGTAGTGGTACAAGTAATACACAATCTAATGAGATAAATCGTTTAAAAGAGAAATTGCGTGTTGATCAACTCGAACAGAGAATGGAATTAAAAAGATTTCAAGAAAAGATAGATAGACAAAATGATACAATGACAAATTTACAAATTGGATTTACTAACCAGATGAATAGAGATAGACAATTACAAAACCAATTGAAAAATGATAAACAAAGACAAGATGATATAAATTATAAGAATGATCAGGAAAAAATGCGTGATAATATGAAAAATATGGAATCTAAATTTGCATCAGAAAGACAGAATATGAAGGAACAATTTGACACTAATTTAAAAATATTAGAACTAAAGTTATCTAAAGGACAAGGACAAGGACAAGGACAGGGACAAGGACAGGGACAAGGACAAATAAATTCAACAGATATTCAAAACATAAAAAGCGATATTCAAAAAATAATAGGTCAATTACCAATAAATCAATCTCAATTACAAAGTTCATTACAAAACTTACAAAGTAAATTAAATACAGAACACCTCGTAGATTCAAGTAATATTTCAAAAATATTAAAAGAAATTGGGGATATAAGAACACAATTATCAAATGATAAAGATGCATTAAATACACAACTTTCAGCCAATCAAAGTAAAATAATAGAAAAAATTTCTGCACTTAATGCAAAAATTGATGCACATTACATTAAACATCAATCTCTTATAACACAATTTAATACTGATGAAGACATTAGACATAAGAAAATAGAAAGCTTGATTGCATTACAAGCAAACGAATTAAAACAATTAAATAATAATTACAATAAACAACGCGAGAAATTAAGTAATTTAGAAAATAGTAATGATGACATTTTGAAAGATTTAAAAAAATTGATAGACAATGTACAAGAAGGATTTGATGAAAGTAAGGAAGAAAGAAAGGAATTAAAAACTTCGATTATTGAACAGACACAAAAAGTTGAAAATAAATTAACTAATATGGAGGATAAATTGAATATAAAATTAAATGAGATTAATTCTGGATTGAATATAAAATTAAATGAGATTAATTCTGGATTGGATATAAAATTAAATGAGATTGATTCTAACCTGAAGATTGTAAAGCGTAAAATATTATCAAAAATCAGACTATTAAAAAATTCATTAAAAAATTTAATAAAAAATGGAGGATCAGAAATATTACAAGAAATAAAAAATTCAAATAAAGAAATTTCTCAAGAAGTGAAAAACTTGGAGAAATCTATTCTTGAGAGGAATAGTTTATTTTATTTATTATTATCCGATTTAAAGACAATTCATAGTAATGGATTAGACAAATTGGGGAAAGATATACGGGAAGATATGGAAAGGCAAATAACAAAGTTACAATCCGACCAAAGTACCGAGTATAATGATATATTAAACAAAATCTCTCAATTACCACAAGAGGATAGTATTAAGAAGATTAACGATCAACAAATAAACATAATAAAGTCTTTACATGCTGATCAACTTCGTCTTTTAAGACAAGACCAAGACCAATTTATAAGAAATATAAATCACCAATTAAATGTTAACAATCAGAGTAGAAACTTATTAAACCAACAAAGAATTGATTTTGATAACTTAATTGGAAAATTGAGAGATCAAATAAATCATTTAGAATCGATGAATAAGGGACAAGATAGAAGTAAAGAAGTTGAACAATATAAGAATCAATTAACAGCATTACAGTTAAGCGTTAATAATATAAAAGAAATATTAAATACACATATATCAAAATTTGAGGAGAGTTTATATAATGATTCGTCTGAAATAAAATTATTAAATGATAAATTAAATTATTTTATAAAGTCTGCCGAAAAAAATAATATTAGTGAAAATATGATGAACACCTTGAATCAAGTTTTATCTGAGGTGGCATCTATAAAAGAAGATAGGAGAAATATGATTAAAGCTATTCATGAATTGGATACGTTTCTTAATAATATTAATGCTTCTGTAAACAATATAGAAAAAAACTTAAATAATCTTCATAAAGAAAATGAAGATTCAATATCTGAATTAGAGAATAATGAAGACCCGATACAAGATAATAAAAATATACTTTTATTATTACAACAAAATAAAAAATTAATGAAGGAAATAGAAGAAATGAAAATACTACTTAAACAGAAAGCAATTTCTCAAGTTTCAGAACAATTTAATGAATTAAATATAAAGTTTGAAGAATTAAAAAAAGAAAACGAAGAATTAAAGAGGGAAATCAAAAATTTAACACTAAATTTAGAAAAATGTTTATTAGAAAGAATGGTTTATGAAAAGGATATTGAAAAATATAAAACACAAATTATTAACCTAGACGAAAGAATAAAAAACTTAAAAAATGATCTTAAACTGAAAGATGAAGAATACGATGTATTACATAAAATATATTGTGAAAATAAAAAAGAATTGGAACAATTACAAAAAGAAAAGGAAAAAATAGATTCTTTAAGACTGGAAATAGAGAAATTAAAAAAACAAAAAAACAAAGATGAAAATAAAATAACAAATTTAGAAAAACAACTAGAAATACAGGAAAAAGCACATATAAAAGATTTAAAAGAAAAATTAAACGATCAAAAAATACAAAATGAAAAAAAATTAAGTGAATTAAAACTAGAAAATCTAAAATTAAAAAATGACCAGAAAAAATTAATTCAATTAATAAGTGTCTTGAAAAAAAAATTAAATGACTTGCAAAACTCAAAAAAAGAAGAATTACAAAAAAAACAAGAAGAAATTGAGGAATTAAAAAATAAATTAGAAGAATCAGAAAATGATATAAATAATATAAATATAAACCTACAGAATAACGAAAATTTAATAGATGAAAATGAGAATTTAAAAGAAAAACTTAAGACGGCGAATGAAGAGATACAAAAAATGAAAACTTTGAATGATAAGCATCAACATGCAATAAATGTTTTGGAAGAACTAAATCAAACAAATAAATTAGAAATATCTTTTCTTAAGGAACAAGCGAAAAACCTCGAGGAACAACATAAAATTGAAATAGAAGAATTACAAGACGAAATAAACAAATTAAAAATAAAATCACAAGAAGAAATTGGAAAATATAAAAAATTAGAAAAAGAGAAGACGGATATGGAGGCAATAATCAAACAGTTGTTGAAGGATAATAAAAAAATTTCAACCGAAAACGATAAATTAAAAAATATAAATAAATATTTAGAAAACACAATCAAAAACTTAAAACAAGTAAATCAAAAATTAACTATACAGATACAAAATTTAAAAATAAAAAATAAAGAAATGAAAAGTAAATTAAGTGAAGTGATGGAAAAATTAAAGAAAAAAACTAAAAGAGAACGACCTCAAGATGTACAAAAATATCTGGATGATATTTCTTTTCAGATGAGCAGATATATAGAAACAAAAACTTGGAGAGGTACTGCAAGTATTGAAGAAGCTAGAAATCAAGTAGTACAGGAAATGAAAAACATACAAACCGCATTTACTAGAAAGTTTGGCATTAAAACAAATCAAAGACATAGATATAGTGCTTGGAGAGGTGGTACTACTATACGACCTTGCCCGAAAATAAATAGTGATGATCAAGATTTCCAGAATAGTAATGATGATGTAAGCAAAATCATTTCTATCATTCAAGAAATGATTGATACTGATAAAAATAAAAAAGATTTAGAAAAGTCAAGGGACATTATCAGTAATTTGCCTCTACCAAATACAGATGACATAGAACAGAATATAAGAGAAAAATTGAAGTTAAATAATGATAAAATTAAACAAAACGAGAAAGAGTATCCATATACAGCCCCTATTGGTACTCAAACAAAAGAAGACGAAGAAGACGTAGAAGACGTAGGAGACGTAGAAGACGAAGAAGACGATCAAGTCGTTATTGACAACTCATTAAATGAAACAGTTAAAGGATTAGAACATAATGATGATATTAACACTCTATTAAAAGATACCTCTGTATCTGACGATAATTTTCCCAAAATTATCGGAAAAAATAATCAAAATTTAAAGAAAGAAATAAAGCTACTTGATTCTATAAAAGAAAAATATGAAAGTATGCTTGATATTAAAGATGTTCTAAAGGTTAAAGGCGATTCTTTACAAACAGGGGGGCGAAAAAGTTTAGCAGCAGAAGAATTGTATAATAAAGTTATATTTAGAAAAGATGGTAGTATAAAAAAATTAAATCTAAAAAAAAATAGACATAGAAAAAAAGTTCACAAAATAGTGAATAATTTATTAAAGATTTTTAATAAATCAAAGGGTGGTGCGACAGTTGAAGAGAAAAGACTACAACATGGATTATTTGAAGGATATGAAGAAAGAATTCCTAATATTGAAAAATATAAAACATTTTTAGATACAAAGAATGAAATATATGAAAAAAATAAACAAAATTTTAAGGACACTAATTTTAAAACTTATGATTTTAGTATGGGTGAAATTTCTCATTATGAGAGAATATTGACAAATATAATAGATTCGTGGGAAAAATGTGGATTAAAGGATATGAATGATAAGATATATAATGATATTGTGATATTGCTTACAGATATTGAAGGTCTTAAGACCGTAGACGACCAACAAACAAAACTTGAAGACGAACGAAAAATCAACGATTCATTAAAATTTTTTGAGGATCCCAATTATTTTATCTTTACAGACTCTGATGAACAAATAAAGGCAAAAAAAAGAGAATTAAAAGTTAAAATGAAATTGCAATATATGAGTAATGAAAATTACAATAAGTTAATTGAGTTTTTGATACGTTTATACAATGAAAAGTATATTATGATAATACGTTATCAAAAACTTTTTAGCAAATTAAAACAATATCAAGAAATTAAACCAACTAGTTCATTTAAAATTAATCGTCAGAGTAAAGACATATTACAAGGAGATTTTTTACTATTTTTGTCTTTAATAAAAAAGGAGTTAGACGAGTATTTAGTTTTAACAAGAAGACCAGTTTCTATTTATGCCAGAATAAATGATATTGGTCGTTTTGAAAGACATTCAGAGGATAAGGGAATAATTCAAGATTTTAATATTGCCAAACAAGAATGTTCTAAAATAACTAATTGGGACAAAGACAAGGAATATAAGAGAGGAGATATGGTTATGAAAGCTGTAAATCTCAAAGATAAAGACCTAATAAACGCTAAATTTTGTGATTTAATAAATCCAACTGATTTTATCCAATGGTCTGAAAATAAAATTAATAGTGGATTCTTAGATGTTGTTTCTGGTGATGGAAATTATACTTGCGAACATGATTTGGAAAATGGAAATATGTTAAAACATGCAAATAATGTAAAATTTAGTGAAATATTTTTTAGACCTGAATTTAATGATAATGCAACAATATCACAATATATGTTATTGGATAAACTTATTACTAGAGATATTGGAACATATTTATTTACATATGGATATAGTGGTGTTGGTAAATCATATACATTATTTGGTTCCAAAGGGGTTGATGGTTTATTACAATCTACAATTACGAATATAGTAACAAAAGGTGAATCTAAGAAATTAGAATCAATTAAACTTCGTATATATGAATTATATGGTTTGGGTGTTGGGTATAGTGAATGTTGGAGTGATTATAATAAAATAGATCAATCCATATTTGAGTATTCAATTGGTAAAAGTGCTAAAGATAATGATTTACAAATTATGGAATTAAGTGAAAAACGAGGAAAATATATACCTGAATATATGCAGGCACAAAAAAGGGCATTATTAAAAAAAAATCAGACAAATGGAAAGATATTGGATAATTTTTCGGAGTTAGTTTCTGAAATAGATAAATATCGTACAGATGGTAATTCGACTAGTTCAGATATGAAATATCCTAAAAGGATTAAAGAAACTATAAATAATCCAGTTAGTTCTCGTGGAAAACTTGTTTATGACTTTTTATTTAAATTTGAAGATAAAACTGAAACTCCTTTTATAATTGACGATAGTCCTGGTGCTGAAAATTTATTAGAATCTTATATTTATAATAATACAGAAATTAACAAAAATACTTTAGACGAAATAAAAGATAATAAAAATGATCCAACGAAAATTGTGGATAAAAAAGTTTCTTGGGAATTTGCAATGCTTTGTGCTGTATTAGTACAACCATTAATGTTAGGTTTTTTAAATGCAAATGGCGTAATACTCGGGTATAATAAGATGTCTCTTAATCTTTTTAAGAGAAGACAAAAAAGAATAGATGATTACCTAAACCATATGGGAGGTATTGTTTCCCTTAAACCAAAGAAAATAAATCCAGGAGATTATTGTCAAAAAATGTATAAACAATATGAAATGAAAGTTATTATGGATTATATATCTAAAAAAAAATTTGTTAAAGATGAAGATAAAGAATTATATAAGAATGGTATTTTAAACGAACAAATGTCATTTTATGTTGAAAATATAAACACCGAACAAGACAATATGAAATTTGCTTCTAAACTTATATCTAAAACTATAACATATTGTATAGATATTGAAGATATTGATATTAAGGATGGTGAATCAAAATATGATTTATTAATTGATTTATTAACAAATATATTTGAATTATCTAATATATTTTTGGAATCAGGTAAAGCAGAAGATATATCAAAAGAAATAGAAGGTGATGTCGCAAAATTCAAAAAATTATGGGTAGAACAAGAGAAAGATATTAAAAATGCTTCTTATAATTCATTTTATAAAGAATGGGTAAAATATTTTAATAAAAATGTTATTGATATTGAGCGTACAGGACAGCATTTACCAGATAAAAAATGGCAAACAACAAATTGGGAAGTATCTATGGACTCAGTAAAAGATTTTGATAATTTGAGGGGAAAATACAAAGACGGTGATTCATGGAATATTATATTTTTGGGTAAATCAGGTGGTCCAATTTTTTCAAAAGGTAATGCTGTAAAAAATGTTTTTAGTAAAATTACTAGTAACCATCTTAAAGAATTACATACACACTATGATAAGAGTACAGATGACAGAAAACCTGAATTTATCAATTATTTAATTAAAAATAAATTAGTTGGCGAAGACTTAATTAACAATTGGGTATCTGAATTAGAAAAAACAATTAGTAATCGAGATGCAACTAAAGTAACTTCTGTCCAAATAGATGAAACACGAGAAACTATTAGGAATTTAATAACATTATCAATGGAATCTTGGTATATTAATCAAAATATTGCTGGTATATTAAGAAAATGTAGTCAGGCATCTGGAATTCCGGAAAATGATATTGAAAATGATATAGTTTTGTATAATGATTATTCTCTTGAAAGTAGTTTTGAATATATTAAAAATAATTATATAACTAAATCTCATTATGATGAACTTATTCGAACAAACGACATTATAAAGTATTGTCAGGACGATTATAAACCTAATAAACTTTTTAAAGTGGAAAAATTTCCAGAAAATATTATTAATTTTAATAGGCAAGCAAAAGATAAGTTCAGAAATGATACACAAGAGTTTAATACTATTAAAATGGATACAATTGTTAGTGTATTAATGGAACCATATTTATCAAAGAACAATAAATCTTCAATTGAAGATTTTAAGATGTTTTATGTGCTTCAAAATAATAAAACTAAATTAAAATGTTATGACCAATTGCGAACATTCAGTATGTTTACTAACTTTATTAACAAAGTAATCCCAACAGAATAAATATATAATACAAAAATATAAAGAATGGTTTTAAAAAAATTATTATTAAATGATATTTATTGTAAATTGGTTTTTAGCATAGATTCTCAAAAGGTATTATGTGATAATGAAAAATATATCAAGTGTTATTGTTGTCGTAATGATAAAGTAAAACATATAATGTGTAAAGTAAAATACTCACCACATTATACATATGTTATGGGTAATAAGAAAGATTATATTAATTACATGAAATCATCTGGTATTTATGCTGGTTATGGATTAGAACATAGTTTTTCTAAATATGATAATTTAATAAAAGATTTTGATAAATCGAAGATGGGGGTAATAAAGTGTGTATTGCGAAATGGTAAATATATATTAGTTGATGGTGTTCATCGAATTTCTATATTATTAAATCGTGGCATTGAAAGTGAGATGGTTAAAATAGTAAGAAATTAAATAAAACGACTGATTATTAGGAATATAATTGCACAAACTAATGCTTTGATACAAATACCAACAATTGTAATATTTCCGGTTTCAAAGTCAATCATAAATGAAAGATATTTACTTAAAATAGATGTAATAAAAGGCATATGCAAAAGTGTAAATAATATCAATACAATAACTGTATTTTTGATATGATTTAGAGTAAATCCTAAAAATAAATTATCATTGTCATCATATTGGGGCATATTAAATTGTGGCATTTGTTGATTATTTTGTGGTAACATAAAGGGCATATTTTGCATATTTTGCATATTTTGCATATTTTGCATATTTTGCATATTAAATTGTCCCATAGGATTCATAGGTTGTTGAGTTTGGATGGGTTGTATAAATGGTAATTGCCCCATTGGTTCATTAGAATAAGAACGTTCAGATTCTTGTTTACTTAATTCTACTTCATCAAGAACTTGTTGAACAAGTTCATTATTTGAATCTGGTATATCACTGATTGCGGTAGATTTAGACATTATATATATTTTGAACTCATAAATATGTATTGATATTGAAACGAACACAATTACATAGAAGTTGGGCAAATATATGGACTTGGTATAAAAGAGAAGCAATTTTTATTTTCATCTATATATATTTCTTTTCTAACGTGATTAGAATTTGGTCCTTTAAGTTTGTGATTATCAAATAGAATATATGTAGCAAAGAAGTAGCTAATAATAAATCCGAGTATGATTGAAATTATTATATTAATCATTCTTATTATTAATATAATAACTTATAAAAAATAAAAAATATTTAATAATATATAAATAAATGGCTTTATTAGGAAATTTAATATTACTAATGAAAACTGAATTTGGAAGTTTTTTGATTTCTGTTATCTGGGGTTTTGCTCTTGCCCTTCTTTTTCGAAGAACGTGTAAAAATCGTAATTGTGTAGTAATAAAGGCTCCAAATGCTAAGGAAGTAGAAGACAAAATTTATAAATTTGATTCAGCATGTTTTACTTTTAATACCAATGTTTCTGAATGTTCTGCTTAAATTATTCATCTTCGCCTAATGCATTAAATTTTCTCAATGCTTCTTTTGAAGCAATTTGTTCAGCTTCTTTTTTAGAGGAAGCTACACCTACTCCAACTATATCTGATTTAATTATATTTTTTTTACCTTGTATTTTATCATAGACAACTCTAGTAGCATACATAGTAAAAGTTCTTCTATGTGAAGGCCCAATCATATCACCAGCAGTATATACAGGTGTTTCCCAACCTTGTTTTTGGAAAAAGCGTAGTAATCTATCTTTAAAATTAATATCAATATATAGCAATTTTGCAAAATCTGTTGTATTTTCCAAAACAGCTATTACAAATTGTTTAGTAATCATAAAACCAAGATCTTTGTATAGGGCACATATAAAAGATTCATAAATATCTTCTAAGATTTTATCAGTATTTCTACCATGAATATTTTCCATATGATTAGAAATCAATATAAATTGGGAAATATCCATATATTTACTAAAATTTGCTAACGATTTTCTATCAACTAATCTAGTTTTTAATTTTGTTAAAAAACCTTCATCTTTATTAGGATATCTATCATATAAATATTCGCATACGATATGCCCAATAATAGAATCCCCTAGAAATTCTAATCGTTCATTAGAATTTTTTTGATATGGAACAGCATTTTTGTTATTACGATTGCGATGATAGTTATGATTATTTGATAAAAAATTGTTTGTATTAACATAAGATTTATGAGTTAATGCTCGTTGATATAATGAAATATTTTTTACTTCATCATAAATTTCATGTTTAATAAGAATATTTCTAATATCATTTTTTGTAACAAGTTTATTTCTAGTATTTACTTGAAAATTCATAGGATGTAAATGATATTTATTTGAATGATATTTTTTGTTATTCATGATTTGGTATATAATTGTTTTTATAGTATATAAATATTATTTATTTAATTGTTAAATGATAAATCAATTTTATAATTTTATAATCTAATAGCTCTATTATGATCACTAATTTCATTAACATAACTTCTTTCTGTAATATTTCTGTAGTAGAAATTTTCTAGCATATGTTTTAATATTTTTTGTAATAAAAAACTCAAAATGAATGAAGCAACAAGTGAATCTAGAAAAAATAAAGCGAAATTACATAAAATATATACAATAAATTTAGGAAATCCAATTTCAGCGTAATTATTGAAATAAGTATGTAATTTATATTTATGATAAATATACATATCGTGAGCAATAATAACTATAGTAAGTGGACATAATAGTGTAATAACACTAAGAATATAATATTCTTTAGATTTTTCTACATGTATTCCAAATAATTTATATAAATAAGTTCCATTTGTGTCAATTGATTTATAAAATAAACTTAATAATATTAGAAAAATTTGTAAAAATATAAAAATAATAAATTTATTAGATTCAAAGAAGCTACAAAATGATATACAACATTTTTCACTATTTGATATTTTATCAATTAATTCATATTCAAATAAGCATTGATTACATCTTATAAAATTATTTGAATTTACATCTTGTGATCTCCATTCCTGAAGACAATATCTATGAACAAATTTCATAGAACCAGAACATCTACATGGAACAATAAGATCTTCTTCATTATTTGATTCAAGGCAGAAACGACATATTGATGGTTCCGATTGATTTTTTTCATCATCGATTTGAAGTGATACCCCTTCATTATCGGATTCTTTATCGTTTTCTAAATTTTTATATGAATTTTTTTTATCGTTATCTTTTAATGATATATTATACATTGTTATAACTAAAATTAAATTATGTTTTCAATTTTAAATAGTTTTAATTATTAAAATATCTATGTTTACACTTAATTAAAATTTACAGTTATTGTTGCTACATGTTTGCTAATAGTTTTTGTAGCAGATACACATAATTGTCTTCGTTTTCTAATAGGTTTTTTATTTTTTGTTGTTTTTTGTTCTTTGTCTTTAAGGTATTTTATTCTATTTTTTTTTGTAACAGAATTCATATCTTTTTCAATAGATTTTAAATTTTTTTCAATATATATGAGAATATTATTTTTTATAACCCAGCGAAAGAAATTTAACTGACCAACTGTTGTCGTCAAAGTTAATTTTTTTTCGTTGTCATATTCAAATAATATACGTTCGTCTCTTCGAAATGGATCAAATTGTTTTTTTGAAAATGATTTTAATTGCGTTTTATAATTTAAATGAACATCGATTTGTTTTTTTGGTAGTCCTTTTTTATTAATGTAATATCTAACTGTATTTTTTTTACAATAATTTGTAACAAACCAGTCTATAAGTCTTAATGATATTTTTGATTTTCCTTCTATGATTGATAAAATTATATTAATATTTTTTTTATTTGAGAAGAAGGTAATTAATGATTGCATTAGTAAATCTTGTTTACAATTTCGTTTAGTAATTCTTTTTGGTTTTTTCTTTTGTATTGTTTTATTCATTTCTATTTGATTATTAACATGCGATTTTTTTTGTAGCATTTAATTTTTATGTATTATTCTATATTCAAAATTTTAACTACATTTAACCGCATTGTTTATAAACGCACACTATAAATAAAAATCTATAATTATAGATTTTTATATAGTATTATATTGTTTTATATATTTAAATTATCAATTAAATCGTAATCAACTATATGAATAAAGAATTTATTCTATATTAAATTATAAATTAACTATAATGAATTTATAAATCATTATTGTAATATTTATTAATATTAAATTAATATACTGATTAAGTATATCATTTTAATATAAAAATTTCATTAAATTAGTTATAACAATATATATAAAATATAGTTAAGTATCTGCGTTCAATGATATTTATAAAAACATATAAATATATTATAAAATGCCTTCTAAATCTAAAGTATCTAAAAAAAAATCTAAAACAACACGAGCTTCCACTCGTAAACCTAAAGCCAAAAAAGCAGCCAAAAAAGCAGTCGTTGTAGAAGAAGTAGCTCCAGTAGTAGAAGAAGTAGCAGCTCCAGTAGTAGCAGCTCCAGTAGTAGTAGAAGAAGTAGCAGATAAGGTTTCTGTTGAAGAGCAAGTTGTAAAAGCAATTGCTAAAACTCTTGCTGAAGATGAAGATGTAAAAATTGATCTTGAATTCAACAATACTATTAATTCTATGAAAACTTTAATTGTTGATGCTAGAGGTGTTCTCAGTTCTTATAAAGCTTTACACAAACGTGTAAGTAAAAGACTTAAGGTATTGAACAAAAAACCACGAGGAGGAAAAAGAAAAGGGGGTAATCAAAAAACAAATCCAAGTGGATTTAATAAACCAACTAAAATTACTGATGCTCTTGCTAAATTTTTAAGTGTAGAAAAAGGAACTTGTCTTCCAAGAACTGATGTCACTAGAAGAATTAATGCTTATATTAAAGAACATAATCTTCAAGGTATGACAAGAACTGATAAGAATGGAATTGATAAGAATGATAATCGTTATATTAACACTACTCTTCCAAAATCAGATAAAAGATATAAAGCAGCAACTACTCTCAAAAAACTCTTAGCTCCAACTACAGATTTATCTTATTTTAATTTACAAACTTTCCTTTCTCCACATTTTATCAAAGAAACAAAGAAAGTAACCGCATAAGTGTTTAATTTTAAAAAATGGTGAATTTAATTATAAAAAATTTAAAAAAATTTTAATTAAAATTTTTTTAAATTTTAAAATAATATAAGATTATCTATTTAGATATAAATTATTATAGATTATAATGAATAAACACGGATTTCTTACCGGTTTGTCTGGACAGGACGGATCTTTTTTAGCAGAACTTTTACTTGAAAAGGGATATAAGGTTTATGGAATTATAAGAAGATCATCAAATTTTAATACACAACGAATAGACCATATTTTTGATAAATTGGAATTATTTTATGGAGATATAACTGATCCTTGTAATATTCTATCAGTTTTAAACAAAATAAAAAATCAAATGGAAGATGATTCTATTTTAGAGATATATCATTTAGCGGCACAAAGTCATGTAAAAGTATCATTTGAACTTGCTGGATATTCTACTCAAGTAAATGCGTTAGGAACATTGTATTTACTTGATGCGATAATGGCTAGTGGTATGAAAGATAGAGTAAAGGTATATAATGCTGCAACATCTGAATTATATGGTAAGGTTCAAGAAATTCCTCAAACAGAAACTACTCCATTTTATCCTCGTTCGCCATATGCTGTAGCAAAATTATATGCTTTTTGGATAATGAAAAATTATAGAGAATCGTATGGAATGTTTACTTGTTCGGGAATATTATTTAATCATGGATCTACAAGACGGGGAGGTACATTTGTAACTCGTAAAATAACACGAGCTATGAATAAAATTTTAAAAGGAGAATTGGAATATATAGAATTAGGTAATTTAAATGCTAAAAGAGATTGGTTTCATTCAAAGGATGCGGTAAGGGCTATGTATTTAATGCTTCAACGAGATACTCCAGAAGATTATGTTATAGGTTCGGGCGAATGTCATTCGGTAAGAGAATTTGTAGAGGAGGCATTTAAGATAGTTAATATTAATATAAAGTGGAGAGGGGAAGGTTTAGATGAAGTAGGATATAATGAAGAAACTGGTAAAGTTTTAATAAAAGTTAATAAAAAGTATTATAGACCAGCGGAAGTAGATATATTGTTAAGTGATCCAAGAAAAGCGATTAGAGAATTGGGATGGGAGAGACAATATAATTTTGCGGATTTAGTTAAAGAAATGGTTAAATTTGATTGTAATCTTAATTAATTAATTAAAACTAAAAATCTTTGTTTAATTTAATAGTATAATGAATAGTTTTAGTATAATTCAGATATTAGTAATTGCTATTTTATTTTTAGTTTTATTTAATATAAGAAAAGGAAAGTTGACTTTCTATATGGAAAAGGGACCTTCTATGGAAACATTTACAGAAATGAATAAAACTGAAAGCAATGAAATTAAGAAACAAAAACTCAGATATTGTAAATCATCAAAGGAAGGTATAAACGAACGTTTAAAGGATTTATTTACAAAGATGGATATAACTTATACAGATGATCCCAAAAATTGTGACTTTTATATTCCATATTGGTATTCAGATGACGAATTATCAAAATTTGTAAATAAAAATTATAGACCAAACATGATATTGAATGTAATACCAGGTGTTGATTATTTAAATCGTAAAAATAAATTATGGGAAATATTAGTCAAAAAATTAGGAAGGGATAAAGCTAGTGAAATTATGCCTCCTAGTTATTCTATTTTTAATAATGAATTTAAAATTCTTGAAAAAGAATTTAATAAAAATGATTCATATGTTTTAAAAACAGAAGAGGAAAATGCTCAAGGTATTTATGTATATAATGATATGGAAAAGATTCAAAATTTAGTAATAGATGTAAAAAAAGAATTAAGATATCCGGTAACAATAATTCAAAAATTTATTAAACCTTTACTGATTAAAGATAGAGTATTTAAGATACGTCTATTTTTATTTATTAAATGTAAAGGAAGTCAAAAATCTATATATATTCATAAACAAGGAGGTGTATTTTTTGGAAAAGATAAATTTGATATTAATAATTTAACATATAGTTCAATTGTTGCAAATGCTTATTGGTTTAATAAAGTTTCTATAAAAGAAGTAAGAGATTTTTTATCAAAACATCCACGAAATTTAGTACAATTGAAAAAATATTTTAAAAAACAGAATATAAATTCAAGTTTTATATTTGATAAGATTAATGCTTTATTGAAAAGAACGTGTCTTACATTAAAAGATGAAATTTGTTCTAATTCAAAAGTAAAAAACAATATCAAATTGGGATTATTTGGTGTAGATATAATTATAGATGAAGAATTAAAACCCTGGTTAATTGAAATGAATGTATCACCATCATCAACAGCATTTGATAAGTTAGGTGAATCACAAAAAAAGCAAGTTTGGGTTGATAGTATGAAAATCGCATTATTGAAAAATCCATCAAATCATGAATTTGAAAAAATAAATTAAATGAGTCCAGAAATAAATTTTTTAATCTTTCATTTCTATATCATCGATATCCTCGTTATCGGATATTTCATCACCAAAGAAGCCATAATCGGATAAAATTTCAAAAAATGAATCATAATCAATATATTTATTATAATATGTTTCTAAATCATATTCTGATAAATTTTCATTAATTTCATCCTTAATAATACTAGAAAGCATTTGTTTACATATCGTTACAAGTTCTACTACACTATTGGATAATTTTTTTTTATCTTTATTATTAAATTCTTGAATAGTATAATCATTTTTTTTGCTTTGAGTTTTAAATTGTTTAAAATCTTTGAACAATGGTTTATAAATAAAAAAATATTTCATTCTGCTCAATTCTTCTTGATTAATAGAATCTGATATTTCACATTTAGTAAAAGTTTCTAAAACATTTTCTAAATACAAAACCAACGTTTTAATGAAAGTTATCATTTTAGCTTATATTATTAATTAAATACAATTAAATTCAATTTTTTTGAATAAATCTATTTTTAATAACTGCGTATATAAGTATAATTATATAAATTATATATATTATTACAAAATGATATCTAAAGTAATTGAAATCACAACAATAGAAGAATTAGAAAATATAAATCAAATATATCTTGATAAATTATTTATCATTGATTTTTCAGCATCCTGGTGTCCTCCGTGTCAAATGATTAAACCTATTTTTGCGGAATTGTCAAACCAATATACAAATTGTGTATTTTTGAAAGTTGATATAGATAAATCAAGTGAATTAAAAGATTTTTTTAGACCGAAATTACTCCCAACATTTTTTTTAATGAAAAATGGAAATATATTTTATAAATGGACTGGTGCAAATCAAGATACTTTAAAGCAGAATATTATAAAATATATGAATTATAATATAGATTTGATAGATCAATTTAGTATGCCATATGTTTAGATAATTATTAATTTTTTATAAATGCGTATATAAAAATTATATATAATATACTTATTATATACATATAATAATGTCAAGAGTTGTCGAAATTACAGATATCGAAGAATTAGAAAAAATTACCAAAAAATATCCTTCTAATTTAATAATTATTGATTTTTCAGCATCCTGGTGTATGCCTTGTCAAACTATTAAACCGATTTTCGCTGAATTATCTCAAAAATATGAAAATTGTATTTTTTTAAAAGTAGATGTTGATGAAGCAGATGAACTAATGGATTTTTTTGGTCCAGAATCACTTCCAACATTTATTTTAATGAAAAATGGAAAAGCATTTCATAAATGGTCCGGTGCTGATCAGGATACTTTGAAACGAAATGTTGAAAAATACATGAATTTTGATGTATCAGAATTGGAAGAAGAAGATAAAGAACAATCAAATGTAGATGTTTAATTATAGTAAATTTTTTTCAATTATTATTATGTTTATAAATTTATTAACATAATAATAAAATTTGATTTTAGTACATTTATTATTTCGAAAATAATAGATATTATCTAATCTAATTTAGAATCTTTGACGAAACATTCTCTCCATTTTAAACTGAGATAAGTATGTGTAAGTTCTTCATCTTTTTGAATATCACGAATAGCATAAATTTTATATGAAAAATTATCAAAATCTCTTTCCATATGAGTATTTGGATTATTAGAAGTATTATAGAATGTAGCACAACCTGCACCATATGCCCATACAGTTCTATCTTTGCTCCATGTAAAAAGATATGGATTTTTATGTCCATTACAATTAACTTGTTTTACAAGACCAATTTCAACTATTTCTCCTTTTTTTATAAAAGTATTCGCAAATGCTCCTAATCCAGCATTTTCTATTGACGACTTTTTAACAGAAACTTTTGAACATTCAATTAATGAATTATCCATATTTAATAATAAATATGTTATGATATTTATTATTAAATTGTAGTTGTTATATTATTTTTTATAAAAAATGTATATAATTTACATTAAATTTGTAATTATTTTTCTTAAATATGAGTATGTAATAGAATTAAGAGCATTAGAGTTTTTAGCATCATATTTATCTAATTTTGTTAAGAATTTGTTTGGTGATGTAGCAAATCGATTAAAATCGGCTTGTGTAGAAATCCCAACGGATGATTCTAAGTAATTTAAAATTTCAGTTGTTTTATTTGAATTTTTGACTATTTTGTTAATATTTTTTTTTAAAGCTATATTAGAAGTTTTAAGTTTATTTTGTCTTTTAGATGATTTGTTTTTTTGTTGTTTTTTATAACAACAATCAATACTACTACTAGTTTTACCTTTATGTTTAAATTCTCCATTAGAATTACAATTATTATTAATTGGGACTCTAGCTTTAGGAATACAATCCCCTGCTCTTGTTTTTCTAATTCTAGGACCTGCTCTTTTTTGACTAGCATAAGTTTTATTTAAATCTGTGATATATTTTTTTGGATCATTTAAATATTTACATAATTCACTTTTACTTAAGTATGATTTTTTTCCAAAACGAGAACCTTTTTTACCGCTCCATGCTGGACGATTTTGTGGATCATAATGTAAATTTTTGTATAACGCAGTTTGTCTTAATTGTTTTAGTGTCATTTGTTGGCAAATTTTTTCATCAAGTTTTTTAATATCAGTATTATCTTTATACTTATTAAATACTTTACTTCCAACTTTTTTTCTTCCTCTTTTTGCTCCACCAACAATGTGTTTATCTAAAACTTTAATTAAATTTTTTTCTTCTTGACTTTGAGAACTATATCCACAAGACATATGTTTTATAATATATTTATACAATAGATATTTATTTTAAATATTGAAAATTTTAATTAATCTAATATTTTATTTTCTTCTTCAGCTTTTGTTTTATATACAAGTTTTTCTTCATCAGTAAGTTGTTTCCATTTTAATCCTACCATTTTACTTATTTCTCCGAAATTTTTTTCAGGGTGTAATTGTTTAATTTTTTTTCTATGAGAAGAACTAAATATGGTATAAGCATTTTTTTTTAATTTTTTGTTTTTAAATGGAATACATTTAACGAGTTCTTTTTGTGAAATATTATATTTATTTGATATATCACTTATAATTATATCAAATAAAATATTATGTATATTTTGTGTTAATTTAGTAAGATGTTTTTGGAAAAGTTTTTTTTGATTTTCTTTATATGAATTATCATTTTCTAAAGAATTTTCGTTATTAGTAAATACTATTAATTTCTTTTCTTCTTTGTTGTGTATTTGATTTTTAGAAATTTGATTTAATCTTAATGCTTCATTTCGATAAGTAAGTTTTTCTTCTTGTATTAAATCTTTCCATTTTTTTCCAATTATTTTACTAATTTCTCCAAATTTTTTGTCTGGATTTTCTTGTTTAACAATACTTCTATATTTTGAACTGAATACAGTATATGCGTTTTTCCTTTTTTTCTTTGTTTTTGTTTTTATTTTTGTATTATCTTTCCATTGTTTTGTTAATAAGAATGAAGTAATAATATTATCAAAATTAATACTATCTTTTAAAATTTTATTTAAAATTTTATTTGATATTTTATTTTTTTTATTCATTAATTTTTATGTATTTACAAAGATATAATTGTTTCAATTTTAATTTATTAAAAAAAAAAGAATAAAACTTTTTAATTTATAAATTTTATATATTGATGATAAAATATTGATTTAGTTGATTTAATTCTAACAATAATATCTTCTAATAATTGATTACATAATTCATATGTTCCTAATGGGATGTTATTTATATTTATTGTAATATTTTTATTATTAAATGCAAATATTATTTCATAATATGTATCTTTTTCTAATATATACGATAAAGAAATATTAGTATCCGAGGTAATTATATTAACAAAATTTGATTTACTATCAAATTTTAAATGAATTATAATATTATTTTTTGCTTTAATTAAAATTTCAAAATCAGTTTCTTCTCGGTAAATTCCAGTACATATATAATTATGTTCAAATAGTGGTCCCTTTTCACGAAGTGTCATTTTCATTAATAATTTTTTTTCCATTTCTTTTTTATTTTTTTGTCCAATTTTTGATACTATTTTTGAAGATTTTTTTTTAGCGGTTAATGTTCGTAATGAGTTATCGACTTCTTGTGTTTGATTAACTACATTTTGTGAAATTTTTTCTTGATCTTTTGTTTTTAAATTTTCTTTTTCCATATATTTTACTTTTAATTTATCAACAAAATCTTTGTCTTTTTTATATTGAGTAATATATTTATTTAATTTAGTAATTTCAGTTTGAAATTGTTTGTTTTCTTTTAAAAGTTTTTCTGTCTTTTGTTGTAATTCATTTATTATAGAATTCTTTGTTCGTAGTTGTTCATTTAATTTTATTATTTGAATTTCAAGAATATTATTATCTTGAACTTTATTTAGTAATATACATTCTTCTTTTTTTTTAGAAATCCAAGATTCTTTTAATATATCAACTTCTTGTTCTGCTTGACTAGTTAATTTTTCAGTTAATTTCTTTACTTCATAAATAATATTATCATCTCTTTTTTGTAATAAATTCCTAATATCATATAATTTCTGGTTTTTATATTTTTCTTTTATACTAGATTTTTCTTTTATTCTTTCTTTTTTATATATTTCTAATTGTTTTTTTATATTATCCGGAATTATTTTATTTTTTCGTAATTTTTTTTTCATTTTTCGTAATTCATGATTTTTTTGTCTTTCTTCATCTCTTAATTTTTTTGCATATTCTTCTTCTGTTTGAAAATCATTTCTATCTAAACTAACAATAGATATTTCTATAGTGTTTAGAATTGAATTTTTATAATTTTGTATAGTAGTATTATTATATTTTTCTATTGAATTGTCTATTTCTAGTAATTT